ATCGTCTACCGCACTCAAGGCAATCAGTCTGGCCCTGACATTTTTCATCGAGACATTACGATCCTTGTCCATAGAACCTTCCTCGAAGGAATCTCTTTCGGATCCCTTTAACTCTCTTAGGGCAACCACTCCGCCCCACTCTGGAACGTCTACTTCTTCTATTCGTAAATCATCAGCACCTAATATCGCAGCTCTGTCCAATCGTTTCATAATCATACCTCTATTTTAAAGGGAAGGGTCTTGCTTACTACAATTAATTTCTAACTAGTTTCTCTGAGTAAAACCGAGGCAGCTTGCCAAGTAGCACTTGCCATGGCCTGGTCACCTACGCTCCCGGCTACTGGTGAATAGGATTCAAGCACCCCAGTCCCGGTCCAGCGTGGGTTGGCAGTTCCCATTGCCGCACTGGTTGGTCTTATTACTAAAACAGCTGGCGTGGCCGCCACTCCAAGTAAGGGAGATAACGCAGCATCAACTTCGCCAGCTGCATAGTCTTGTAGGAACTCAACCGATATTGACCAAGTGGCGAGTCCTGGGGCATTGCTTTGGAAGGTATCGCCCATGGCCGTGTCATCCTGCATTGTGGTTCCAGCGTCAATCGTAATTGATCTGACATGGTTGCTTAAGTCATTACCGCCAACCGTTAAATAGGCATCATATAAAACCATGGAAGCCATTATTCTTTCTCCTTAATTTAGATTATTCCAAGTGAACAAATAAAATCAAATTGTGGCGAGCCGCCACCTATCGTGAAGTACACACGCCACCAAGTATCAGTATTGGCACCAGCATTGCTTTTGAGTTCTGACGTGACCCCCGTTGCTTGGGTATGGGTTATCTCTGTATTAAACGTCCCACTAGTTGAAGTGGATGATTTAATAAAAACGTCCAGCGTTGGGCTTGATCCAGCAACCGTCAGAACGTGCAAGGCACTATATATAGATTGCGTGGCACTAACTGCTCCTATCTGATTGCTGTCAGAATTGCTACTTGATGTCCTCGTGGTTCCTGGAGCTGCCGTGATCTGCCCATGGATCACCTTGTCCCCTCTTCCCTCACCGGTAACCCTAAAGGCAAGCAACTCCCCCACTGCTCCTGTACTGAATGGAGTATATTCTGACTGCTGGTAATTACTAAAAATTGCTGGCGAACCTGCCGCCTGATCTACCGGAGTTACGGTAACCAAGGTTTCCGTTGCACTAATCCCGCTATCTGCAACGAGATAGCCGTCTGTTGTGCTGTCCCAGTAGCCCTCCCCTTCAAGAGACACAGTTGACAGGCCGCCATCATTTGAAACAAAAGTATCCCCATAAACTGTATCATCCAGCATTTGAGTTCCTAGATTTAACCCAACAGCATTAAAGGACGAGGATAGATTATACGCTCCCCAATATAGACCTACATTAGTTTGGACAAATTGTGCCATAATATTATTCCCTATATGATATTGAAAAATCTTTTTCAACTGAAAACAGATCGGCTGCCAATACAAAGTCCACCGAGCTGCCTTCTGGCAGACAGCCATCAACTACGGGAGTGGTAGTTGCATCCCGATAATATCCGATTGCCGACTTGACTTGGGCTGCCACGGCCCTAGCGTTCTCAGGAGTGTCAGCTTGGCAGGAGAATCTGAACCTAGACATCACAATCCCTGGATCCGCACTCATAGCTGGAGGGGAAACCTCGCTGATCATCTCGTAAACTATCAAAGGAAGAGCAGCATCAGCGGGCCTCCGAACCGGATACACCCTGGTCGAGACTAAATTAGTAACGCCACTAATCGCCTGGAGCCTAGAGTAGATCACGTCTTCAATTTGATTAGCCAATTTTCATACCCCTATTTATATCCATATTTTTTAGCCGTCTTCATTACATCCTTTTGAATGGCTCTCATTATTATCTTTGCTGCCTGCCCTTTCTTTGCTTCAAAAGCTGGTTCCAGAAATGGTGTTCTAGGCATCTCCCCGACAAACTTAGGGGTTCTCAGAGGTACCTTATTTCTCTTTTTCTGATATCTTGGCTTCGTTCCTTTTTCTATGAATAGTCCATAAAACCCGGCTCCCCTAAGGCCCGTCTTGAACGATATCCCGACACTCACAAAAAATCCCTCACTTGTCAGGATCACTTCTTTTATATTTTTCTTTAACGTGCCAGTCTTTCCCATAGGAGCCCTCATTCTGGCCTCACTTACCACCGCTTGTGCTCCCTTTTTTACCGCCCTTTCCATAACCTTTTCTCGATCTGGATCACTAAGTTTATTGAACATCATTATGGTTTCCTTGTCACCCTTCAAGGCTACCATAGGAATATCAGGTTTACCGTACATCAGTCCAAAACTCCTGTACCCGTAGTGCAGGTAAATTCCAGTTTCCTGTTTTTCATATTGACATTTATCATGCTACGAATATCATATATTGTGGTTCTGTTTTTCATCCGCCATCGATCAGGCTCAACCTCCGCTATGATCGCATCATAGTGTGCCGTGATCTTTAAAGGTTGACTTCCTAATACCGCATGGGCAGACCAGTATTCCCTACCTTGTAACGGTTCAACGCTACACATTCTATTTCCCTTGTCTACCCAAGTGCTCGTTTCAAAGCCGTCAGTATCCTTAGTCCTATTATCATACTGAAACATCAACTTCACTCGTCTTCTGGAAGGGGCTTTTGCCATAGTTTAATATCTCTGAAATCTTTCAGAATCTATTAATCTTGATACTCCTAGAGGTAGTTCAGTCGCAATAGTTCCTGTGATTACCGGCAGTGGTTGATCAAAAAAGTACGCAGCCGTCATAGTAATGGCCGCCTGTATGGCTCCTGGAATATCGTCAGCATCTGTGCCATATCCAGCTTTAAACTTGATTTCTATAGGGGTAGGCCGATCTTGAAGGTCGGGCCAGTCTTTATCCTCGTTGATCCAACAGATACCGGGATCCCCACCGGTGCTAACCGTGTAATCATCGGTCGATAAAGTATCTAGAGTTTCTGTGACGTCCCCCCAATATTTGATATGAGTAACCGAGATAAGAGGTGGATATGGCAGTTGGATTTCTCTGCCAGGCCAGCGATCTAGGTACAGCGTGTAGGTCGTTTCAATTAAGCACCTGCCCAGATCATTCTGCACAGCATTAGTGGCGGCCTGGATTAGCTCCTGCAAGGTAGTATCAAAGTCTCTGACATTATCCAAGCCGAGACTCCTCTTGACTCTGTCAACTGATACCGGCTTGGTTACAGGAGCTATAGTAGTTACTACTCGATTCCATGGGGTCTGTGTATGCATTTATTTTAATGCTTCTAAAAAGTCTGATTTGCGTATCCTACCCTTGGATCCGGTTCCTTTGATTTCTATACCACGCTTTCTTGCCTCTGCCTTTAATTCCCATAACTTCATAGCTGTAATATTAGAAGATTTTCCCGGAGTTTCTATGGCTTCGCCAACTGCTCTTTGCATATCATCATGGGAAGCCCTTGCAGCCTGGCCTGTTGATATCATCGCCTCTGCTAGATCATCTCGTTCTAGGTATACATGCCCTTTTGTTTTGCCATCCAATCTGCGGATAAGTATAGACATAAATTACTCCAGAAAAAATAAAACAAATGGTGGGCAGGGAGATTGGAGGACCCCCTACCCACCTAGTCTCAAGCTACTAACTCTAGACTATCACAGTTAGTCCCTCGACCTCTGCGTATCTGCTTCCACTGAGAACTGCCGAGACGCCACATACCGTAGCTGTCCCAGGGTCTGTGAGTTGAACTCTCAGCCATGTGTACTGGTCTGTGAGTTCTTCACTGTCTAACTCAATAATGTAGGTTACATTATTGGTAGTTCCAGTAGCGACTCCACTGGCGGTCGCTGCGGTGCGAGCTGACAGAGTGTCCCCAGCGGCCGTGGTTTCAGAGTAATAATTGAACGCCATGGCGGCTGCGGACGTTCCAGAAGCATCGGTACTTTGCTCCAGCGTAAAAGTCGTGGCAGCACCAACTACCCCGAATTGCAGGATGATACTGGCATGGGAATGCTTCGCCATTGTCCAGGCATCGCTGGTTTGGGCACCTACATTAATATCTATTGGAGGCAGTGCGTTTACATAATGCCCTTGCCCCTCGCCTATGCTAAATCCATTTGCTGCTGACATACTAAGACCTCGTGGCCAGAGTAATAAATGGGGACTGCGTGGCAGTTCCATTTTTTGGCGTAAGTGCCGAGTTCCACATACTTTGTCCATCACATCTATAGGTCCAGCGGAAAGCCATTTCGTCATAGAGGAACCTGACATGCATAGATGAATCTCCGACCACAGCCCCTTTGTCAATTAAAAGGTAGCTTGAGAGATCAACAGCCATGATATCCCCAACGGTGCCAAGAGTAGAATTATGCTCTGTAGCAATAACCGGACGATTGTACAACCTGCTGAATGGAGTATCGCTCAACCCAAGTGGTGGCATATACAAAGCATTACCATTTGCGTCAGCCATATTACTTAGCTGCGGCTCCGCATCCTGATTGACTAGCCAAATCATTGTCGATCTGTTGGCAGCGTACATCCTGCTCCACATATTTTCAACATTATCAGTTACAATTGTTGTAGCAGCTTGTCCCGATTTTTTGGCTTGGGAGACTGTGGCTGGAGAATTTAGGATCCCGAGAGGCTGTCCTGATCCAGTACCACGAATAATTGCAGATTCAACCTGAAAAGCGATCTCCTGTGGTACGGCTCTTTCTACCAATCCTGACAAGGAAGTCTGATCCTGCAAGAGCTCCTGGTAG